TTGTTCCTTAATTATAAAACACGGTTACCGCAGTACAAGCGGTAAAAGCAGATACATAAATATCTGATACCCGAATGCCGTCCGCTGGGATGTTTACTGAGTGCGAGTCAGATGCAAGAAAGTCCAAGTCCAGAACTGTCGCGCCGCCATTACCGTCAGTAATGGTTAAGCGTGGAGTGCCTGTTGTGGTCAAAACTTGTATCTGACGAACACGCGCAGGGCCGACACCGGCAGAACCGGTAGCCGTCAAGCGCGTTGCTTTTACGTCAGAACCTGCCATTACAGCCTCCTATTAAGCGGCTGCTACTGCGCCAGTGTCTACACGAATCCAGTTAGTGCCGTCAGAAAACACAAGGTTGCCGGTTCCAGAGCCAACGCCTTCAGCCGCTTTACGGCAGTCTGGTGAAAATACAATCGCGCCCCTGTTTGCGGCAGATGCAGCAGGAAGCGCTCCGACATCTAAGATGCCTAAAGTGATAAGGCTGTAGTCAACATTGCCTGATGCGTTGTCGATTTGAAACCCACGTTGCGAAACAACGGGGCCGGTAAAGGTGGTAGTAGCCATGTGGAACTCCTGTCGTGGCTAGTGTCAGCCGCCCAATGCGGCTGTCAGGGATAACTTACTATACAACAAAAAAGGGCGGCATGGAAGCCGCCCTTTCGTATTCAAGTTTAATTGACTTATGCGCCCGGTGAACCGAACACGGCCCGCCAGTCTGAAACACCGAAGCTGTAGCGCTCACGTGCTTTAAACCGCATGTTGCCTGTGTCAAAGTCGCCTTCCATCGCAGTTTTGATGGCCGCACGGTTAAAGTATTTGAAACCGTTAGGAGCATCAGTTTTGATGAAGAAAGCATCGGTATCAGTCAGGAAGTGGTTAACCACCGCCCCTTCTGGGATCATACCCATGTTCTTCATTGCGTTTGCGTCATTGTCGGCAGTAGCTGGACGAAGGTTTGAGTTGAGCACCCGCTCTGCAATGAATTGCAGCTCTTTAGGGATGATCAGCTTTGTACCACGAACAGCAATCTTCAAGCCCCGCTCATCAGTCAAGCCAGCAATGTCGATCAGCATCTGCTCAAGAGAAGTCTCGTTGAGGTCTGCTGCAACAGCAAGCTGGTTGCGCTGGTTGCCCGAAAGTGACGGGTGAAGGGAAGAACAAAGTGCTGCACCATCGCCAACTGGGCTGGTGGTGCTAAACGCGTTGTTCAAGATTGACGCAGCTTTGATCTGCTTTGTCTGGGCCATTGAACGGGCCAGAGCTTTGGTGTAGCGAGATGCCAGACGGTCGTACAAGTTGTCCTCGATTGCTTCCTCAGTGATTGAGAAAGCCAGAGCGATTGTCTCATGTGTGTACCGTGCTGTGTAGGTCTCTTGAGCAGCGTCAAAGTTGATGGCAGTGCCTTCGCCTTTAACAGGTGCTGTTGAGAAACCACCGAGCATCACTTCTTCTTCAAATGCACGATCTGATGACTCTTCGTCGAAGATTTCAGAGTGTTCATTTTCGTAACGATCGTACTCAAGGCCGAACAAGGCATTTAGGCCGGGCTCAAGCTCTTTCGCTAGTTGTGCGCGAGAAATAGCCATTTTCTATCCCCTCCTTAAACGCCCGTTGCGGTCGCAGTAGTCTGCGAGTCAAAACGGCTTGTGTTGGCGTTGTAATGTGCGTTCAACCGGACAATCATCGGAATACCCGCAGCAGTGTAATCGCTGTTGGCTTCGTCATCCATGATCCCTACAATCCGCAACGGCAAAGTCGCTGTTACGGCAATTGAAGACACGCTAAGTGCACCGTTTGCGCTACCGTTGTCGGTAGAGCCGGTGCGGGCTGATGTGCCCAAAGATGCGTTAGCAAAAACGGCTGCCTGTGCGGTTGCACGGTCAGTCAATGATGCGTCAGAAGCAACTTTGAACAGTTGGTTTGGATTGTCAGCTACAAACGCCTTTACAGGGTAGTTTGTGTCAACGCTGACTGAACCAGAACCCGGCCAGTAATTAAGCCATACTGGCTTCTTCTGGATCGAGTCGTGGTATTGAATTCCCATCAGGACGCCCAATGCTGGTGTTGTGCCGCCGCCTGTCGCGCCAGCATAATCAATTACGCCTGCTGCTGTCGGTGTGACAATAGCGTATTGAAAAATTGCATTGGCGTTGGTAGCAGCAATCTCGTACTCGGTTACACCGGTAGAGTTTACGCCACTTCCAACTAGCCCGATAGGACGTAGGCCGTAGGCAGATTCTTGGTTTGCCATTTGATCTTACTCCTAATCAGGGCGACCCTTATCTCTGTGGGCCGCCAAAAGTTACACGAGATTGACGATCGGGTTTATTGATCGTCATACTAGAATGAGCGTTCTCTCTCATCATGTCAGAGTCAACTGCCTGCATTTGGTCGGCACTCCGCTGTGCAAAGTATTCCGTCCGTTCTGCGACTGTTTCCAATGGAATGCGAGCCAGAACTAGGCCGCCTACTCCGAACACACCTTCGTATTTACCTGAGTCAAGTACCGGGGCCTCAAAGTCAGGGTACTCGTCCTTACGAACCAGTTCCCAGCCCTCGCGCATTTTTGCGCTGACATTTTTAGTATCGTTGAAACCGCGGGTTTCCGCTCTAATCCAACGATGCTTATATCCATCCGGTGCAGGTGGTGCATCTAACATAGACGGGGGAGCCCACGGCTTACGCCTTGCCGCCTTCTCCCGAGTTTGTGTTGCGCGAGAAGTACGAGTAATGCCCTTCTCAAGGGATTCATTTTGATCTTCAGACATCTTCTACTCCTTCACGTATTTCGCGTATTCTTCAAGCGGCACACCCAATTTCTTCGCTATTGCGACTTGGCTAGGGGTGAGTCTAACCTTTTTCCCACTGCTGCGCCCAGATGTACTGCGGGATACGGAAGCAACCGTCTGAGCGGGCCGTTTGCTACCACCGTTAAGCTTATGGGGAAACTCTGTCGCCATACGCCTATCTAGCTCAGTATAGTACTCATCGGACTGCGGGTCAAACCCTTCGTTTTCAATGAGCTTTTTATGCACTCCAAATGCGGCATAAGTCATAGCCTCATCAGTGCCGAACCACTCGTTACGAGCTGCCCAGCGTTCCGCCTTCGGGTCCGGGCGGCGAGGTTGCTGCTGTGGCATAGGAGCCTGTACCTGTGCTTCCTGTTGCGCTCTGTTCTGTTGAGCGAAACGCTCCTGCTGCGCTTTAGCTTGTTCCGCGCGATCATTTTCAATCGCGAGCCGCGTGATTTTCCGTTGCGCCTCAACAACACCTGCGGTATCTCCAATCTCGATAGCCCGGGAAAGCTTTTCTTCCGCCGCTGCCATCTCCGTTTCAACCCGCGTACTATACTCGTTGACGTAGTTTGTGTCCAACGTGTCCATGCGCTTTTTAAGCTCAGTTGCTTCCGCCTGCACGTTCTGTGCAAACTTTACAGCTTCCTCTCGCTGGCGCTCGGCCTCGCGCATTTTCTTTGTCAGGCGGTCAATGCGCTTCTGAGTAGCGTTTTCCGCCTTTTCAAAATTATCGTCGGCTTCCGCCGCAAGAGGAACATCTTCTTCTTCGCCTCCCGACAGTTCTACGTCAGTATCTTGATCTGACTCCAGCTCCAATTCGATCTGGTCGTCTTCTTTAAATCTTTGTTCAGCCATTGCTCACTCCTAGAAATGCAAAATATCTTCAGGTTCTTGAATTTTAGCTAGGATTTCGTCATCGTTAAGAATACGAACCTCCCCGCCATCTATCTTGAAACGGGAACCAGCGTACCGGGCAAACATTACCCAGTCACCTTGCTCGCACCACGGTCCAACCGGGAACTTGTCCGGATCTTTGTACGCCAGATCACCCACTTTTAAGACGTAGCCAACTTGAGTAGAAACATTCTGTTCCTCTAAGACTTTGTCTGGTAGATAGATACCGCCGTCTGTCTTACCCTTTCCGCGATACGGAAGAATAAGCAGCCGCCAACCTGTGGGACTAGGCATTCTTTCAAGAAGTGAACCCCCGATAGCTTCGGGGTCTAACACCTTATCGGTGACATCCTTGTATGCGGAGGCTAGGTTTGCAACACCTTCGCTCGCCGCTTCAAGGTCAAGTTTTTTAGCTTCAGCCATTGCTTTGCTCCTGTTTTTCTAGCAGGCCCTTGAGTTCCTGTTCCACGTGATCTAGGGATTTTAAGTTACCCATGAGCTCACGATACTGCTCCATGTTCTTAACATTGTCATAAATCAACAAGTCTTGAACTGCCTGTCTCCGATCCCGGATAATCCGAAAAACGGCCTCGGCAAAATAGATTTCATCCACTCGTATATCTCCGCATTAAGTCTGATACGGTTTTATATCATATCTAAAGCAAAGTCACGAGTTTCTTTTGTCCTTCTTACCCAACCCTTGCCAAACGTACTGTACGTAGACAACCCCTTGTAAAACTCAATACGAGCCTCAGTTATTTTTTCTATTATTTCGGTCGGGCTGTACTCAGATACTGCTTCTAACGTCTTCGGTCCGATAGCCCCGTCCTGTGACACCATAACCGCTTTTTGCAGCGCCTTTGCCGCGCGTCCCGGCCCGCTGTTCACGGCCCAGTCAAACACGCAGAAATCTACGCCGCCCGGGAGCTCATCGCCTTTTATCTTGTCCCAGTAACCGTTTTTGTAAATCAACTGGACATGCTCTTCGGGAATGTTTTTAAGCTCACTAACATCTTCTAACGGTCGTCCTAAAAAATCCGCATAAGTTTTATGCGTAATACCCTTGTTAGTTGCGCCCCCGGGATCATCTTTGTGATCCACAAATCCACCTTCGTGGTGCAGCACCATCTCAAGGCTTTTAAAAAAATTAGCCTCCATTTAACGGCCCCCTTTCAAAACTTTTCGGTGCATCTTCCAAAACCAGTTGCCTACTTTAGAAAACGGCTTTCCGCAATTCAGAAGAATTAGGGCTAAACGATACCTCACTTTGTTAAGCCTTTAGCCTTCTCGAAGCTACGCATCCCACCAAGCCCGAGCATACCCAGTAAGACAGTCATTAAGCTGTCCATATCAAACTGGGGGTAGGCTACTGGCTCAACGCCCATGTAGGCCGTTACTACATCCATAGTAGGGAAGACCAAAAAGTGAGCGAACAGGGCCAGACTACAACACCAGCCAACACTCGGCCGCCAACCCGCCACAAACAAGTTCCGGGACTTAGCCTCTTCGGCATTAATAGCCAACTGACCCTTGGCAAGCTCTTGTGCATGACGCTCCGCCATAGTGGCAATTTCATGCGCCAGCTTGTTCTTCTGGTCTTTGTCTTCAACAAACTTACCGATTAACTCGGTAGCGGGTCCAATAAGTGCTTGAATCATACCGTTAACTTTCCTTTCGGTAGAGTCCTACATTGCCAAGATACTGGCTTGTAGCCTCTCATATGTTGGTGAACCGCGCGGGACATCTCGTATGCCCGCTTCTCACACTGTTCATAAGTCTGGTAGGGCCCCCGCTGGTCTTCTAGCTGGTAACATTGTTCTATATTAAAAGCAAGACACGCAAGAACTATAGCCTGAAACATCACTTTGCCCCCGACTTATGTTCGTGGCCCATCCAAATTCCAAAGACGCCCGTCATAACACCCATAACCACACTTACGAAAGCCGACTGCGCTGCCGTCGGCACCTCTAACGCCATGAACCATTCTGCACAACGCCAGCTCATTACGGTGCTAGCCAACATCATAAACCGTGGAAGAATTTTCCACTCTAAAAATTTATCTACCGTCACAGCACCACCATGAACAAAAACACAAATAACCCAACCGTAGCCAAGAGCACAGATATCCCCAGAACAACCTGCTTCATTGTCTCCTCAAACTCTTTTGCCTCCAATATCTTTTTGCGGCGCTCTTCCGCAGCAGCTTCCTTGGCGGCTTGTATGCGTCGCGCTCGCTCATCTACGATGCCTTGCCACGTGCCCGGGCCAAAACGCAAGTCAACAAGATTACGCATTTCCTGCATTTTTTCTTGAGCAAGGCGAGCGTCTATAACCTCTGACGCAATGGTGTTTACGCCAAATTGGTCACCAAATCCGGGGCCAGAGTTTTTTGCGCGTTTTTTCTGAACCTGCTTTTCGCCTTCAAAAAGCTGGTCAATATAACCCGCTATCTCTCCGACATCGTTTGCCGTGTTGATAGCGGATTTTATGCCGTCTACCGCGGACTTAACTAGCGCAATGCCCGCTAATGTTTCTGCTATCATTTTGCCCCCAAGCTAAAATGCACTACCTGTTTCGTTGTTTTAGCATTTCTCTTTCCATAGCAGATTGAATACGTGCGTCGGTCTGACGCTCTTGCGCCGCGAGCCGCTGCTGGAACTGATCGGCCCGCATACGCTGCCCAGAGGCTTCCATGTTTAACTTGGCCTGATCTACCTGCATGTCGTTCTGTTCGGCCTGTGCCTTAATCTGTAGCTCCTGCTCCTTGAGCTGAACTAACGGATCAGGGCCCTGACCAGATACTTGCGCGGACATCTGCTGCACCGTCTGCATACCCTGTGCTACAAACTGAGCTGTAAGGCCCTCGATAGCCAGCATCTCTTCTTCGGTGGCCGCTTCGCCGCCCGCGGCCTGCCGCTGCTGGATAAACTGCACCGCAGCCTGCTCCCTAGCAGCTACCTTAACATGCTCCATCACATGCTTTTGTAAGGCCATTGCAATGCCCGGCATAGACGCCACCATAGGTGAGGCACCAAAAATCAAGTGCGCCATAATGTGCGACTCATGCTCCTGACCTTCAAACGCTTTCAAAGGTAACATGTCCATAGCGTCGATGTTTTCTTGGGCAGGATCTTTAGGTGACGGTTCGTCTTCCACGGCCCGCTTCATAATCCTGTCTGTGTCCCGAACGCCCAGCGCGTCGTACATGTCGCGGTACACTTCGTACATGTTGTGCAGCTCTGGGGCCGCACCCGCTAACTGTAGCTTGGTTTGCGCCAAAGCAATACGCTGCGCTTGGCTAAATACGTTCGGATCAGAGACCGGAATCACGTCTACGCGCTCATCAAAGTCGGATGCTTTGACGGTGGCGTCCTCTCCCTCAATTGTATAAGGGTACTCATCCGGCAAACTTTCGCCCATAACACGGGCCAAAAGCTTAAATTCAATCCGCATTGCATAATGTAAGCGCTTATGAACCGCGCTCATAACGCGAGAACCCTGCTCTAACATCGCAATTGTTGTCCCAACCGCCGCATTCTGGTTACCATCACCCACTTTCATGTCTGTAATGGTGGCAAAACGCTGTCCAGCGTCTACAACAAAGCCCAGAAGCTGAAAAAGCGTCTGGTCTGGGCCTTTAAATGGCAGCGGCATAAGGCTGTCACGAATAGCCCCTCCGGGAGCGTCCACATCGCGGAACTCGCCGGGCTGAAGCGGATTATCGTCGTCTCTGATGCGTAATCCACGGGCTTTGAAGCCCGCTGGGAGATTGGATAACGTACCTGCGTCGATCAACTGCCTCAGTGCCGCTGTGGCGGTCCGTGACAAACCGCCAATTGTATGAATGAGTCCCAAACCGTAAAAACCAAAGCCCGGAAGGAACTTATAATGTACAAAATACTGGATTTTACGTTTTAACTCGTCATCTTCGCGGTAATTCCGGCGAATAGACAGCACTTGACCGTTGTCCTGACTTAGTGTGACAACATATGGTATCTTAATACCTGTTGGTTCCCCGTCCTCATCGGCATCCTCGTAACCCTCTAGGTCCAAATCGACATGACACTCCAAAATAGTGCAGTCATAATCAATCTGGGACGGGCTAGTGCCGTCGATACGGTTGATTTCGCTGGTAACAGAGTCTTCTTCTTCCTGTGCAGGGATTACCGGGATGTCCAAATAGAACCCCGCTACCTGCTTCTTACGTAAATCGTTAAGAGAAAGCCGCAAAACCTGCGTAATGTTAGGGCAAGTCTCTAAATCAGACGTTTCGTAAGGCACTACAAGGTGCTCGGCCGGTATAAACTTAGCTACCGCACGGCCCATAGTCTCGTCATAGTATACTTTTTTGAACGTCGAACCCGCCAACGGCAGATAAAACAGCATCTGATCCAGTTCAGGGGTGTACTCTTCCATCACATCAGTGATGTAATAGTTCATAAACTGCCTTACGCGCTGAGACTGCCGCTGTTTTTCGTTGGTTTCGCTTCCCATAACAGCAGTTCGCACAGGCCCTGACGCTGGCAACAACTCATTGAACGCCTGCGCCTGAAACTGCGTAGCCGCCTCTGCAAGCAAAGGGTGCGTAACACCCGACGCGCCACGGAAGGGCTGCGTTCTCTCCTCGTAGTTGAACCCGAGAAGATCAAGACCGTTTGCATAAGCATCTTCCCACTCCTGTCGGCTTGCTTTATTTGCATCAAACTCATGTAAAAGCTCGCCCGCAATACGGGAAAGCTCGCGATCC